CCTTATCTGAGTATGGGGAAGATAAACATTAAATTCTCTTCCCTCATACCTTTTATTGCTTTAACTAAGATTAGTCGATAGCGTAGAAAGCAGCTACTAAAGCTTCGCTTCTAAGTACATCAGCGCCATAGACGTGAAGACCTCTAACGATGTCACCAAAACTATCAGGATCACGAAGAACCTCAGTTTGTGTGATAGCTTGTGCAGTAGCGCAGGCTGAAATATGTCCAGCTAAACATTTACCACTAGCTGTTGAAGCAGCAGCAACATTGTTAGATTTGTACATATCAAAACCGCGTAGCTTTCCGCTAGATACTAAGCCGTTTCTTAAAGAACCTTGACCTGCGTTGTAGTCAACTGACATTAATTTTGAGCCAGATTGAGACAGTTGCTCATACCATGAAGGCGGAGCTACAAACCATCTACCTTCTTCAGGGATGTTTTGCTCGTCTAATAGTCTAGCCATAAATGCCATTACATCAAGAGGATCAGTACCAGTACCATCAGAACCAGTAAGGTCGATAGAGTTAGTACCGCCTTGATGTTGAGCCATTGTTTGAGTTGCAGCAGCAGCGTCTGCACCTAATATGTGATCAGGTGAAGAACTCGATACTCCACTAAACATTTCGGCAATAACACCTTCATCAAAAGCATCTTTTAGAGCGTAAGCTGCAGAAGAGGATGCTACCTCTTTCCAGTTTACGTGAGACATAGATTTCTCAATGTCGTCTACTTTGAATTTGAAAGCGTTTGCTACATCAACAGTAAGGGTTTCTTCAACGTCAGTAAGTTTGGTTTGTGTTACGTCAGCACCTCTTTCATACTGATAAACAGTAATCGTAGGTTCTTTAACAATCCGTACTGTGTCACCAAATGCAGAAATATCACCTGAATAATCAGTATTTGTGATAGCTTCAGCTACCGAGGCTTTTCTAAAAAAGTTAAGTACCTTCTTGGAATAAACCTTAGGCATGAAGAATGCATTAGTTTGTCCAGTTTGGGAGTTACCAAAGTTACCATTAGTATCAGTCGATTGCTCGAATAAAGCATCAGATTGATTATAAGCCATTTTAAGTCACCTTTAAATGTTAATAGTTATACTTTAACCGCGCACTCTTCCTTCGTCAAGAGCTTTATCGATCTCTGATTCGAGCCGATCAAACTCATCCATAGGGAGTGCTGCGATCTCCTCTTGAGTCCAAATTTTCGGTTCTGCTGTAGCATCTATCGTTGTAGTCTTCGTAGATACCATATCCGCAGCCGATGAGCTTGAACTTCTGTTAGACTTATTAGAAGTCTGTTTCTTCCCTTGAGAAGCTAATCCTATGTCCTGTTTAAATAAATCGATTGCTCGACTTGCTAAACGAACATTATTAGGATTATTATAAACCCATGCTTGAATATCTTCTGGTTGAGATTCTGCCCACTGATGAAAATCATCACTTTCTCGAATATCTGCAAAATCAGGATGATTACTAAGTAATTCAGATTCTGCTTCTTTTCGCAAGGCTGCTGCTTCTCTCTCTTGTAAAGACGCAATCTTAGAATTTAATTCAGAGACTTTGGCTTCACTTTGTAAGTGTGAAACAGTTTCAACCACATCATAAACATCTGGATATTGAGCTTTAAATCTTTCAAGTTCTTCAACAGTTTTAGGAGCTTGATACTCAGGTCGTGAAGCAGTTGCTTCATTTATGAGTTCTTGCTCTCGTTGTCTGAACTCGTTAAGCTTACTATCGTAATGCTTTTTCAAGTCATCGTACCTTTTTTTATAGTTAGGCTGTGAATAAGGTTTAACTTTTTCTGCTGGTTGTTCTTCTACTTGTTGGTCGCCTTCTTCAACTTGTTTAGTTTCTTGAGGTGCAACAAATAAACTTTCAGCAGTCAAACCTTCTTTAGGCATAACATCTTCCGTATGCCATGATTTTTTCATATTATACGGATTAGGTACTGGTTCGTTTTGTGCTTCTTCCGAAGTCACGTTTTCATTTTCAGTCATTTTACTCTCCTTCCTTTGTGCTTACTATACCGAAGGTGGCTTATTCCAAGAACGTCTTCTTTATAAGTGCTTGCCTAAGTAAGGTGGCATCAAAAGGTATTTTTACTTTTTTAAAGTTATGTAGAGGGCTGTTTGACTAGAACAGGTGGCTCTACGATTATTAACTAGCGAATAGACTGTTTCTAGGATTCAAAAAAAGCATAGATTCTTTTATTTTTTTATCTGTAACAGATTCGGGTATTACCACGCTTTTGTTTCCAGATAAAGTAGAATCAACTATTTCTTTTTTTCTTTGTTCTTCTTCCTCTATTTCAACAGATCCACCAGCTTGTTTTATTTGTCTTTTGACATCATCTATATCAGCGTCTATTTCAGCTTGTTCCATCATAACTTGAAGGTTGTCAGGACCAATCTTATTGGCTGCTTTTGCTGTCATAACAAATTCCCCATCCGATAACCTTGCAGGTATCGAATCGGACATCTCACTCCCCGGTCCTTCGACAGGACCAGAGCCTGAAAATTCGGATGCTGTTTCTACTACTCGATCAAAGATCATACTTAGTCGATCATCTTGTTCAAGTGCAGTCAGCAAATATTCTTCGTCTTCGGGAGTCAAAGACTCACCAATTATAAAATCTGTATACTCGTCTTCCATTTGTTCGTCTGGAACCATAAGATCATTCATTTGATCTTTCATTTTATCTTCTTCGTACTGTTCTATACCCTCTTCGGTATATTCGTATTCTTTTCCGTCTAGTTTAGGCATTCTCTTCTCCTCTATTAAGTGCCTCGTCTACTTGATCTTTAAGCTGTTCCAATAGTGCCAGAGAAGCTATCTTCCCCTGCTTGCGGTACATTTCCGATTCCGATGTTGCCACCGCCAGTGCCTGTAGCTCCAAGTTCTTGCGGTTGTTCAGGTGTTCCTTCAGCGCCTCCCATGTTATTCGGTTGTTCACCAGTGGGAGAAGCTTCGTTGCCAGTTCCTTGTCCAACATTTTGTTGCATTCCTATTATTTGTGCCATAATAGCTGCTTCCTCTGGATCATTGAGTATTTCATCGGGATCAAGATCCAAACTATATGCAAGTTCACTAACTAATTTAGAAATCTTCACGAATGGAGCAATAGCTGGACTTTGTGCAGTTTGTAAAAATGTAGTCAGCCTTTGGCTTCGTACTTCTTTCTGCATCAAGCTATTTGTTCCCATAGCGTTAATTTCTAAATCTCCCTCGATTCCTAGCTTACCTTCCATAAATTGCATATTCCATTGGAAGTATGCTTCACCTAAAGGTTTAAGTAGAAAATCATCTAAATTCTTTACGACAGTTTTTATATTAAGACTAGCTGCACCGAGCAACATCGACATACCAGATGCTGTTCTTGTCATACTTTGAACACCTGTTTGTCCGTGTGAGTAACTAGGTATTCCTGTTTGTTCGTCTGCAAGTTGTCTAAACTTGTCAAACATCATCATATTCTCTTGTGAAGTATTAGGAAACTTCAAACCATGTACTGCTTGTCCTGGCATTCCTGCTTGTCTGCGGAATATCTTTCCTGGATATATTTCCATTGATTGACCACCAACAAGTGCAGACTCGTCTACGTCAAAAACTAAAGAACCAGCTAGTGCAAGATTATCAATTGCCATACGTGCGTGTCCGTTCATTATCTGTTGAGCATCATCCATATTCTCAGCGACACCTATACCAAAGAAACTGTAAGGATTACGCTCATACGGAAACGAATGATAAGGTAATCTATGTGGAGTAAATGGATTTATAACAATACGAAGAAGTTTACCATTACATATCCAAGCATTTACTTGGACTTCATCTAAATCATCTATACTGTCGGGAACATCAATTTCAGCTTGTCTTAAATACTCAGCATCCATTATTCCCCAATATTCTAAGACTTCGTACTTCTCTGAACCATATGCTTTATCATTTTCATCGTCACGTAGTTGAGTATCATAATACTTATCTTCGTAATTTGCGCCCATCATTAAGCATTCACGTATTGCATCACTGTCAAAGTAAGGCATTTTACGTAATGCTCTTAGTTGACTCTTGTTTAGCTTATGTCTGTGGAATACG